GGGCTCGGACTTCTTTAAGCAGACCGCCGTCAATTACGGCGAACTGGTCAAACAGGGCACGCCGGGCCTGGTCGCGATGGAGATGGCGGCGCGCCAAACGGAACTCGCCTTCCTGCGCGCCGGCAAGACCAAGATCGACGCCGCGGCGCCGGGCGCCGACGAGAAAGAAGCACGGCGTCTCGCGCGGATCGCGGCGCAGTCGGGCGGCGGAAACGGCGGCCGACGGCCGGCGGCGCCGTCTGAGGAAGACGAAACGGAACTGACGCCGGAGCAAAAGCATATCTGCGACGCAATGGGCATCACGTACGAAGCCTACGCGAAACGCGCCAAAGCCGGCGTCGCAATTGGCGGGAGGGCTAGCAGGTAATGCCTGACACACGCCGCAGCCACGCGAAGAAGAAACCCGTAGATCCCGCCGAGGCGGCGAATCAACGCATACTCGCCGACCGCCAGGCGCGCATCGACCAGGCCGCAGCCGTCGAAACGCTCGCGACCGACATCGGGCTCAACATCAAACCGCCCGAGAACACCGCCGACAATCCCGCCGATTTCCTGCGCGAAGAGTGGGACAAGAAGACCTTCGGCGAATCCATCCCGACGTATACGCGCGTCGTCTACGGGCCGGACGAGCTTTTAACCAAGTGTCCCGAGATGCGGGCGCAGATCGAGAAAATCGGCCTTGAGAACTACGCGCACGCGACGGCCGAGGCGATTCTACTGAAAGAGGAGCGTGCTGCCAAAGACCCGGTTCTGCAAAAGGGTTTACGCGCGGCGATCGCGAAATTCGGCGTGGCGAGCGTCGCCGACGCGTTCCGCAAGCGCATCATGGCAATTCCGCAACGCACGGTCGAGGTCGAAGCCGACCGCTCGGACGCGATGATTTTCGCACAGCCGATGGAAGAAGCTGTCCAGCGCTACGGGCAACCGGGCATGGCGGCGAAGTTCCTGAGTGAGCGCTGCATCGGCGTGCTCGGGCTGCGCGGCTACGAGCTGGTGAAGGACGAGCGCGGCGATGTGGTGAAAGTCGGAACGCTCATGATGGGCCAGATCCCGGAGCGTATGGCGGCGGCGCGGCGCGAGCACTGGGCGCGCGAGTCGGACAACGCGGTCCAAGAGGCCGCCGAGCAATTCGAAGACTCCGCGGCGCGCGCGATCCGCGACGGCGGCCGCGGCGGTATCTCGGTCCTCCGCGACGGCGAAGGCGTCAACGCAAACGCCGCCGGCGACTTTGACGACCCGGAGTTAACGGCGTCGTATCTCGGACGTTCGCGCGAGACAGGTTTCCGCGTCGAAAGGCAAAGGTAGCAACATGGCAAATCCAAACACACCGTTCGGCTTCCGGCCCATCATTCGGGCGGGCGGAAGTCCCTTCTCGGTGACGGAGTACGGGAAACCGGCGGCCGACACCAACGCGCTTTTCGCCTTCGATCTCGTGCAGAAGGTCGCCAGCGCGACGCCGCTGCCCGAAGCGGGGCTGCCCTACAATCTCCCCGGCATCCAGACCGGGTACACCGCTACACCCGGCACGACGCTCTGGCTCGGCGCATCGATGTCTTTCGGCGCCGCAAGCGTCGCGAGCGTGCATCCGGTAACGGACGAGGTAGACGTTATCTACTTGGCGCAAGCCAAGACCGGCGTCGCGATTACGACCGCGGCGCACGTCGGCAAGAACGCGAACGTCTCGCTTACTCTCCCCGGAAACACGCTGACAAAAATGAGCAAGATGGCCGTCGATTCGGGGACGATCGCGGCGACCGCGACGCTCGACCTCCGCATTTTGCGCGTCTCGATGATCGTGCCCAATCAAGAGGGCGATTCGGCCATTTTGGAAGTGAGCATCAATAAACACTGGGCGGGGCTCCAGACGGCGGGGACTTAACAACTATGTTCATACGTACACTATTTCCAGACCTCTACCTCCAAAACATGTTGCCTGCGATCGATCAGGTCGTCATGACCAAATACTCGCAGTTCCCGGACCAGTATCCCGAGGTCTTCCGCAACGAAAGTTCCTCGCGGTCGATCGAACAGACCACGGAAGTAACCGGCTTCGGGCAATTCTCCGTCGTGCCCGAAGGTGGCGACACACGCTACGACGAAGCGCTGCCGGGATTCAACAAGACCTATATTCACGCGCAGTACTCGCTCGGTTTCCGCGTGACGAAAGTCGCGATGGACGATGACAAATTCGGCGTCGTGAACAAGTTGGCGACCGAACTCGGCCGCTCGGCGAAAGAGACAAAGGAAGTCACCGTCGCGAACGTCATCAACACGGGATTTACCACGAATATCGGACCCGACGGCGTTTCGCTCTTCAACGTGGCGCACCCGTTGATCGGCGGCGGCTTCCAGTCGAACCGCTTGTCGTACGCGACCGATCCCGACGTGACGAGCATCCAGCTCGGGCTCACCGGAATGCGCCAGACCGTAGACCACCGCGGCAAGAAGCTCAGGATACCGCCCAAGAAGATGATCGTGCCACCCAATCTGGAATTCATCGCCGCCGAGTTGCTCGGCGGCACCGACCGGCCCGACACGGCGAATCGGGCGATCAACGCGTTTAAGCGGCGTGCGGGGATGCCGTCGTTCGATTCCTGGCTCGTTTGGGATTATCTCAGCGACCCTGATGCTTGGTTCATGGAGGCCGACACAGGTGACACCGAGCTACGCTACTACAACAGGGAATCGTTCAATACCGTCCACGATATCGACTTCAACTCGCGCAGTGTGAAGACGGCGGGCTGGATGCGATTTAGTGTAGGTCAAAATGGCTGGTACGGGGTGTTTGGAGTGCCCTCCAGTTAGTACTACGGCTGTGCAAATGAGACCACTTTCCCTAAGCTTTTCGTGGCATTCTGGGCGTTGCCTTTGGTCCGTCCTTGCAATGTTTGTTCTCGCGAGTTTGAGCGCACTCCCGAGTTCTGGCCTCGCCATCCAAAGGGATACGAGGGCCTTCATGGAACCTGTAAGCTCTGTACTGCCAAGATCTACGCCGAACGGTACAAGCGAACGCGCGAGTTCTATCTTGCGCGCCAAAAGGAATACCGCAAGCGCCTGCGCTCCCCCGGTTCTCGGCGCGACGAATACCAGAACGACCGGGAAGCACGCGTCGCTTACGGCCGCGAGTATCGCGCCAGAAATCGCGAAGTTTTCAATCGCAAGCAACGCGAGTATGCCGCCGCAAATGCTGAATCGGTCGCTAAGACCAAGAAGGCGAGCAACGCAAAGCGCAGCGGCGCTCCCGGAAAGTTCACCGTCGCCGACATCGACGCCAAGTTCGCGGCACAGCGCGGCCTATGCTTCTATTGCTCCCGGACCATCACTCCGAAAACTTTCCACGTCGACCACTACATCCCGCTTTCGCGTGGAGGAACCAATGAGCCTAGCAACATCGTTCTCGCCTGCGCTAAGTGCAATCTATCCAAGCACACAGCCCTCCCCGAACACTTCAAACCCAAGGAGTAACGCGTAATGGCACAACGCGGCTCACAGCAGAAAACCACGCGATTCCGCGGCCCGACGGAAGTCTCGCTCCGCGGCGCGGGCTCGTCGGGCAACGAACCGCAGAAGATCGGCGCGGGTGCCGACGTCGGGTTCCGTATCGCGATCCCGACGACGCAAACCGCGAACGCGTTTCAGATCGAAAAGCCGGAAGGCACGATTGTTTTCTTCATCGACGCCACGGGAACCCCGAGCGCGCTCAAAGCGGCCACGACGCCGGTGGCGGCCGCCGGCGAGATTCCCGTCAAGGACGGCCACTACGAGATCACCAATGCCGCCGCGACGGCGCTGACGCTTCCGGCGCCGATGCCAGGCTCGGACGACGGCGTAACCATCTCGATCTCCTCCGCCACGCCTTTCGCCCATACCGTCACAGCGACCGGGCTTTTGCAGACCGGCACTGCCGCGGTGAACTCCGTAAAATTCATGGCTTTCCCCGGTGCAGGCGTCACGTTGCGCGCCTATAACGGCTTCTGGCAGGCGGTCGCCGCCATCTCAATTTCATTCGCGTGAATCCGAAAACTTTCCATCGCAATATCATTCCGGCCACAGCGATCGCCGCGGCCGGCACGCTCACGTCGAACGCTCAGGCGTCAACCTCGGGCCGCGGTGTGCGCTTCTATGTCACCGTTGCGGCGGGGGCAACCGCCGGAGGCGGTACGGATACTATTTTCCTCTGCGCCGTGCCTCCTGCTTTCGTCCAGGGCGTCACGCCGCTGCCGCCGCCGTCGACGAACGCCATTCCGCTCGTAGGGCTCGCCGCGGCGAACGCGTTTTCCGTCGCCGGGACGTACGTCGCGGATTTCTATCCCGGCGCGTGGCTGCCGTCGACGCTCGCCGCCGGCGGCGCGCTGCTCGGCGCGGTTGGCGTCGAGGTGCCGATCGCGTGGGCCGTGCGGATCGTGCTCGGAGCGGGCAATTCGGCGACGGTCACGGTCGACGGGGAGATGCTGCCGTGAACCATCGCAGGGACTTGCAATGTATGGCTCTGCGTGGGTGTTTCACGTGAAACGCTTTTACGTCCCTCTCGGCGTCGCGGCGGCCGTCGCCGTCGTCTTCGCGCTCACGTTCGCGTTCGGGCAGGCGTGCCCGCAGGGTTATACGTTGACGGGCGGCAAATGTGTGCAGTCGTCTTTTCTCTCAAGCAGTTCGAACATTGCCATCGGTCCAGGGAACTCGACGATCAACGGAACGGTGAATATCAAGGACGCGACGCCGACAACGGGCGCAACGACGGTGAATATCGGGCTCGGCGCATCGCAGGGATATACGGCCGCCACCGTGGTCAACGCGGGAGATACGGTGTCCTCGGGGTTTAATTTCGTTGTCGAAAACGGGGCTAACAACGCGATCACCGCGAGCCTTCCCGGCTTGAGCGCTCCCACCAATGCAAGCGGCGTTTGTCTCACCGTCTACCTCCAGCACACGCTCCAGGCCGGCGCGAACACGTTCGCACTCAACGGCGCGACTGCGGTCCCGATCGTGAGTCATTTCGGTACCGGGAACATCGCCCATGCATACAACGCGTCCACTCTGGTCAATCTGTGCAACGTCGGGGGGGCTGCATGGGTCGACATGAGCCAGTAAGTGGGCTCCGGGTCGAATAACGCCGTATGCGTCTCCGGATTTTGCTTGCGCTCGCGCTCTCGGCCCTTCCGGCGTGGGGGCAAGCCATCGTTCCGCCGGCGACGCCGCCGTATACGACTAACTACCTCTACTACAACAAGATGCATTGGATGGGCAATTACCTGTCCCTCCAGATCTACAACTCGCAGGATCTCGTGAACGAGGCCGGCACGCTCTACGTCTCGAAGGTGCCCGTCAACCAGGGACACGATCCAGCGTCGTCGCCGACGTATTGGGACGCGCTGCCGGGCGGCGCGACGCCGGCCGACTGGCTCACGCTCGCGCACGCGCCCTTCGCCGACGCCCGCCGGTACAATTTCACACCGCAGTTTACCGGCGGTGGAACGCTCACCGCGGGCACGCCGGCGACGGTAACGCTCGGGCCGTGTCCTATGGGCATCAGCGGCTCGAACCTCTACCCCACGCAGTTATATCTCTCGGGCGGCACGGGCACACCGGAGGCGGTAACGATTACCGGCGGGACGTGTACGCCTGGCGCAACGACCGGGACCGTGGGTTTCACTCCCGCCAACACGCATACCGGGTCGTGGACGATCGGCAGCGCGACCGGGGGCTTGCAGGAAGCTACAAACGCTATTCCCTCCGGCGGAATTGTGCTGATCCCGGACAGTACGACGACGATCTACGGGACCGTTAGCTTTGGGCCGAACCATTCGTATTGGGGCAACGGGCGCACGGCGTCGGCCATCACCAACGCCAACGACGCCGTGTACGCGTTCCAGTATTTAAGCCCTGTCCTGACCGCGCAGAACGTCATCGAGGTTACGGCGCGCTTCGAGGAGTTCACGCTGAACTCGAAGTTCGGCATTCAGATGAACTCCGACAATTCCGCCAGTATGCAGTTTCAGGCGCTTCTCGTCGGCGGTCCCTACGTGCAGCATGTCTTGTTCAACGGGAAGTATGGGCAGTCGGGCAACACAGACCCGAACGCCGGCACGGTAACGACGCCCACCGAAGCCCAGTTGAAAAGCTACGGAGTAGCGCTCAATCTCAACAAGACATTCGATATGAGTATCTTCGGCGACGAGTTCAACGCGTACGGAATCGGCGTTGACCTGACGGGCTGCGATATCGGCAAAATCGACCTGCCGCGTTTTTACAATAATGGGCGGAACATCCACGCAAATCACTACAGCGACGGGCAAAACGACGCCTCGGGCAACCTGGGCAGTTCGCTCAAGATCACGAACGGGGACATCATCTTCACGCAGCGCGTGGGCGGGATCTATCTGAACTCGGTACTGTTCTCTGTCATTTCGAACAACTTCTTTGAAACCGGCGTTTACGCGGCCGGCACGACGACCGTCGGGCGATATATCGCGACGACCGGCGATTTTGGGACGCAGATCAAGGGAAACCGCTTCGATTCGATGGCGAGCACCAATCCGATCGTATCCATGCTTTCGATCTTCGGCGCGACGATCGAGGGGAACGTATACAGCCCCAACGCGCCCGACGCGACGTTCTATTGCGGGCCAGGGCCTAACTACGGCGGCGGCTCCCCTTACTACCAGATCTGGCAGTTTCTCGGGAACTCGCCCGAGATGCCCGTGTGCGACTATCCGCAGGCGCTCGTCGGCCCGCTCAACCCCAACGTTTTCCAGTACAACAATATTCCCGGAATCTGGTACGGCCAGGCCGCGGCGACTTTCCCGTTCGTCAAGAGCCCTGTAACAGGCCAGTGGGTCATCTCGACCGCCGCGACGCCGACGTTTGAGTTCGACATGCCATTGAACAATGGAGTGCAGAACTTCATTGTTCAGTCCACCGGGCGGCGGAACACAGGCACCGGCTTTAGCACCGTGCGCTATACCGAAGGCGGGACGACGACGACCATTTATTCCGGCGTTCCGGCGGGCGTCGGTTTCACGAACACGGCAACCTACCAGACGCTCAGTTATCCAATTGCGCTGCCGCCTGGATCTATCGGAATCGGCGGCCACCTTAGTTTTGAAATTGCCAACGATCAAGTCGAGTACCGGCGCATCGAGATCGTCCCGCAGTACAACGGCAACGGCTTTGTGAACGGCGGCACGCTCGCGCCGGCCGTTACCGCCGCTTCGACGATCACGCCGACGGGCGCGTATTTCTACCTCAACGGAACGGCGACCATCAACAACATCAACATTCCTCCGGCGTTTCAGGGCGGCTCGTTCTGCGCGATTCCGACCGCCGTTTTAACGACGACGACGACGGGCAATATCGGCCAGGTATCGACGACGGCGCCGAACCGCGTGATCTGCTGGCTCCTCGACCCGTCCGGGCCGAAGTGGTATCCGAGCTACTAAAATGACTTGGGGCCAGATACGCATAAATCTGCTGCAATCGTCGCCGGGCGTCCCGCTCGACCTCATCGACGAGTGGATCAACTCGCGCTACGGCCAAATTCTAGAATCCACGGACTGGATCGGCCTCAAGGCGCACACGTCGATCCTGACGACGGCGGCGTATCAGTCGGGCTCGGATACCGTGGCAATCATCTCGGGCACGGGAACGGTCGTCGGCACGGGCACGACGTGGACGACGACGGCGACGACGGGCCAATCGTTCTACATCCCCGGACAGAATGCGGTTTACACGATCGAGGTTATGTCGGACACAGTTCTCGCGCTCGATCGCCCCTACGAAGGGATTCCCGGCGATCCGGCCGGCACGTCCTATTCGGGCCTCGCCTACGTGCTCATGCAGTCGATTTACCCGCTGCCGGGCGATTGCCGCTCGATTACGACGGTGCTCGATCCGCGCACGGACCTCCCGCTTACGCCGTTCACGAAGGACGGACTCGATGCCGCGACGGGCACGCGCGCAACGCTCGGCTACCCGGCGTCGTGGGCTGAGTACGACGACACGCCAGAACCGAAGCAGGAAGACGACATCATCGCGCTCATGCCGCCCGTCGTCCACCAAATCGAGTTCTTCCCGCCGCCGCTGCTCGCGCAGGGTTTCCCGCTGGAGTACTTGCGGGAAGCGGTTGGGTTCAGCGGGCGCAACCTGACGGCGGGGCCGTTGCCGTTTATCGCGAATCCGCCGACGGCGCTGCTCGCCGGCGTGCGCGCGGACGTGGCGCTCTGGCAGGAGAAATTCCCGCAGGCGGCGGGGTACGAGAAGCTGTACCAGATGGAAGTTGCGCGGCTTTTGCAAGTTGAGCACGCGCAGCGCAGGGTCAAAACGGCAATGCGGATGGCGCCGCGCTTTACGCGCCATCGTCTCCAGCGCGTCAATCGTGGTCAGAGCGTGCACGGGTGGCAGTCTCCAGGTGGCCCGTATTAAGCTACCTTACCGATGCGGCGCGCCCAGTCGTCGGGGTGCTGCGCACCCTTGCTTGTGTTGCAGAGGGGGCAGAGTAGCTGTAGGTTCTCCGGCCAATTGCTGCCGCCGAGTTTCACGGGCATGATGTGATCGACGTGCATCTTCCCTTTGCCGTGTTGAACGAGCACGACGTCGCATCCGGCGCAAACGCCGCGCTGACTCTCGAAAAGGCTCGCAACGTCGGAGGCGGTATGCCTGCCGCCAGCGCCGCGCTTTCGGGCCTCGCGGTTGCGGCCACCCGCTATTTTAGACTTTTTCCCTTCGTCGGTCTTCGCGTAAGCGCATTGTTTCGCGCTAAGCTCCTCACGCCGCGCTGCTCGGTAGGCCAGTTTTACTGCAAGAACGTGCTCGCGTTTTTCGACTGCGCGGCGGCGGAAATAGTCATTCTTCTGCGCTCGCTGTTCTGGGGTCAGCGCCAACCTTCTGATACGATCACCGTTCGCGCTCTTTTTCTACGTTCGCGAGTCGCGCGGCAACGTTTTTGCGCCGCAACTGTTTCTCGATTCGCCCGTAGCCACTCGCGCTTACCTTCGTTCCTACGCTCTTTCTGTTCAGGAGTTCGTTGCGTCCACCGTTCGCGACCGCGTTCGCGCTTACGCTCGACCTCTTCGGGGGAAAGCTGCTTACGGGGCTGTTTGCGCGACCACTCGCGCATGTAGGCGGCAGCACGCGCCTTCTGTTCCGGGGTACTCTCTTTCTTAGCCATCGTGATTCCTCTAAATCGCGTTTGGTCAGGACCGCGTGAATGCTTCTAACATCCGCGTGGTCCGCTCTCCCTATTGTCTCTTGGAACACCTTTATTTCCTAGGGTTCGGACGCATCCCGTAGTACTTTTTCCGAGCCTCCTCGCGGGTGTCGAATAGCCCTATGTGACGTGGGGACAAATCAGGCTCGTGCTCGTGAAGTGGGCAGATAATGCCGCGGATCTTGATCTTATCGACCAGTGGATGCAGGAGCGTTACCAAGTGATTTTGGACAGTCACGCGTGGAAGGCTCTCGAAAAGGGCGCGACCATCACGACGGCGCCCGGCACGATAGGCACGCGCGCGATTTACCCGCTGCCGGCGGATTTGAAGATCCTGCTCGAAGTGAACAACGCCGCGAACAACTTCCCGTTTAGGCCCTACACGCAGGCCGAACTCGATCTCGTGTATCCGGGGCGGCGCGACATAGCCGGCGTCGCGGGCGCGCCGAACACGTTCATTTATTCAATGGCAGAGGATACGGCGGACACGCCGCCGCTGCATCAGGTGGAAATCTACCCGATTCCCGGCTCGGTCCAGGTCCACCCGATTCGCTACACGTCGATTCCGGCGACGTTCGATCCGCAGCAGACAACGCAGTCGCCGCTGCCGTGGATACCGGCGCATACGATCGTTCGTGGCGTGCGCGCGGATATCTGCGCCGAGAAGAAGGATTACGCCGGCATGGAGGCATTCGAGAACCTATTCGCGAGCGGCATCAACGAACTACTACGCCTCGAACTGCACCGCCAGCCCAATTCCCGCGTGAATGAACTCGCCCGCTACGAGGCTGCCGCGGTCGCGGCGCCGCCACCGAAGTAACGCGCCATGCAACTCAGCGCTATGCAACAGCTCGTGAGCCAACGCTTGAACGAGGCGGGAACCCCGGTGTTCTATCCTGCCTCGGAAATCACGGCCGCCCTGAACGAAAGTGATAGATTGTTCTGCCTTTTAACATTGGCCTTGGAAACGACGGCGACGTGGACGCCGGCGGCGACGTTCACGCATATGCTCACAATTTTTCCTGACTGGCTGGTTGTCCTCCGCATTGCGACGACAGGTGGAACGAAAGTACGCCCATGTAGGTTTTCGGATTTATGGAGTTTAGACGCGAACTGGCCGTCAACGGCGGCGCCGATTACGCGCTACGTCGCCGCCGGCGCCGACCTCATCGCCGTCTACCCGGAACAGTCGACGACGCTCAACGTGACGTACGCGCGTGCGCCCGTCGCGATGGCGAACGCGACGGATTCACCGCAAACTCCGCCTGAGTACCACACCAATTACGTCGATTACGCTGTGTACAGGCTTCGACAGGTTGAGGGCGGTCTTGTCCTCCAGTCCGTCCTGCCTCTCCTCGACGAGTTCATGGCCGCGGCGAAAGAGTACGGCGCGTATATGCGGGCCAGGCATTTGGCGGCCGGCTACGACAAGACGCCCGCTGAATTCTCGCTCGCCGACCGCTCGCGGCGCGCGGTAACGCCGGAGGCGGTGACAGCTTGATTGATACAGCCAACTGCGTAGCCGATTCCTGGCATCGCCTGGGCTTCCAGGACGCCGCGGAAATAACCAGCACGTCCTGGGTCACGAGCGACGAGCTTTACCAGTACGCCGACGACGCCGTGAAGTACCTGGCGCGGACGACGGCGCTTTTCCTGACGTACGACTCGTCAATCGCCGTGAGGCCCTTCGCGTCGACTTACGCGCTGCCGGCGTCGCACGTATTCACGCAAACGGCGTGGCTCAATAACAGCACCGGATCGAATCAGCAGCTCCGGATCACGTCGGCCGCCGACCTCTGGGCGCTCGACCAGGCGTGGCCGCAGACGAACGGGCCGCCGACGCGCGTTTCCTTCGACGCCGCAGGCGCGACGAACGCCGTCGTTTATCCGGCGCCGACCGTCGCCGCGACGCTCTGGCAGGTGATGGGGCTCGTGCCGCCGGCGATCACGAGCGGCAATACCATGCTGGAGTTGCCCGCGCCGGTTCAGGATTATCTGACGTGCGCCGTAATCGCCGGGGCGCGATCGAAGGAGAGCGATAGCGCGATGCCGGAGGTCGCGGCGCACCTCGCCGAACGGATGCGTCTTTACGAGGCGGTGTTTCAGCAGCTATGGGGGACGGGGCGTTAGCGCAAGAGTTTGCGAATACGGCGGGCCGTCCAGTCGTCCGGATGCGCGGCATTCTTGCTCATGTTGCACGTAGGACAGAGCAATTGCAGATTGTCCGGCCAATTACTACCGCCGAGCGTGATCGGCATGATGTGGTCTACGTGATACTTCCCGCGGCCCTTCGCGATTAGCACGACGTCGCAACCCACGCAAAGCCCACCTTGCGCCTCGTAAAGCGCCGCAACGTCGGCGGCGGTGTGGCGACCGGGCGCGCGTTTGCGGCGTGCCTTGGCGTTGCGATTGAGGGCAGACACTTTTTCGGGGTTTGCCAGGTGATATTGTCGCTGCTGCTCCAAAGTCTTTTTTGGGTTCTGCCGGTAGCGCAACTGCTTCAGCGTATTGATTATTTCTTTGTTTTTCTGGTAGTAGATGGCCTTCTGCTCGCTTACCTGTTCCGCGTTGACCTTCCTGTACTCGCGGTCATGTTTGCGCTTGTGGGCCGCCTTCTCCGGGTCAGCCATGTATGCACGCTTCTTCTCCTTAAGCTCTTCCGAATGGGTGATCTGGTAGAGACGCCTAGTCTCGCGTCTCCTTTCGGGGTTGGCGGCGGCCCATGCACGCGCCTTTTCGCGATTACGCTGGGCTCTCTCTTCTGGGGTAAGCTGTTCAGCAGCCATTCGGTCTGTCCTTTCAGATCGTGTGGTTAGGGTCGTTTCGATGCTCGAACATCGGCGCGGCCCGCTTCTTCAATTATCCCATCAAACCCCTGTATTTCCTAGCTTTCGGCACATCAGCGTAGTACTAAACGCGCGCCGTCGAAAGAGGTAGTGTGGCTGGCTACGAACGGAAATCCCTGCAAATTTTGTCGCCGGGGCTGAACCTGCTTCCCCCGGCAGATAAAGTGCCGATAGGCGAGCAGCTCATTGCTCAAAATTGGCGTTCCGATACTTTAGGAAAACTGGTTAGCCGCGCCGGCTATCTCCAACAGTTCTCAATCTCCGGCTTCGGGATCGCGCACTCGGCGGGCTCGGCGGGCCTCCCCTCCGATACGCCGTATTACGTCGCGACGAACTCGGGAATCTCCAGCCCAACGTCCGCGGTGTGTTGCAACGATTTGCCGATCGCGTCGGGCTTCGACGGGAACCGCGTCGGGTTCGCGTTTCAGAA